GTTTATGGCGAACTTATGGCATTTATTGTTAAACAAAGATCAGGTAAAGAAAACTTTACAATAGTGCCACCAGAAGTCGAAAATGCTAGAGGTACAGCTAGTGGAACTCCTAATGGTACTGCATCTGCTGGTGCTACATCAATTACATTAGGTGGTAGTGGTACAGGCACATTAAAAGCTGGAGATTTTATTAAATTTGATAATCACGATAAAGTTTATATGGTCGTTGCAGATCAATCCGATATTTCAACGGGTACACTAACTATTGAGCCACCTTTAACTACAGCAGTTTCTTCAACAGATATAACTTACGATAATGTTCCATTTACAGTACATCTAACTAACGATATTCAAGAATTTGGAGTTGTAGGTTCTGACAAAGATGGTAATGCTTTATATCAATTTGAAATTGATGTAGAAGAATCTCTTTAATGAAAAAATATAAAATAGTACACAAAATAACTGCCGATTTTATTGCCGAAGCGATTGTCAATGAAGATGAAATAGATACTTCAATAAACGATCTAAAGGAATATAATAAACCTAATAGCAAATTTAATTTTACTATGGTAAAAGGTACAGAAAGTGTAACCCAAACGAATTACGAACAATATGACGAGAAGTTTAACAACAGCAATAAAGAACCAATTAGCAACAAATGATATTAAACCTTTTCATTTACTTACAATAGGTTTTAGTACTCCCGTAAATTTTACAGATTGTGGCTTTTCATTAACTTCAGCAATATCTGGCAGTTCAGTTACTTATACTTCATCAAGTTTTATTATAGGTGTTTCTGACTTTACAGAAGAAATAGATGTTACAAAATCTACTATAACAATATCATTATCGGGTGCAGATCAAACCTTTATATCAACTGTTCTTAATGAAAATATTACTAATAATACTGTTACAATATTTAGAGGTTTATTAGATGACAATAATTCAATTATTGCCGATCCTTTTTTATTATACAAAGGTAATATTGAAAATTTTAGTATTAATGAAAATACCCAATCAAGTACAGTAAACATAACAGTAGTTTCACATTGGGCTGACTTTGAAAAAAAGAATGGTCGTAAAACAAACAATACATCACAACAAAGATTTTTTAATGGAGATGTAGGTATGGAATTTAGTTCTCAAACAGTTTTAGATATTAAGTGGGGTAAAGAATAATGTTTCAATGGTTTGAAAAAATATTAATTAAAGTTGCAAAAAAGATATTAAACAAACACGCACCTAAAGGAGAGTTTATTGCATACATTAATAAACGAGAAGAAAAACTTTTAAAACAATATGGTGGTGCTGGATTAAAAACAAAAAAAACAGGAATTAAATCTTTCTTTGGTGGTCTTGGAGGATTTTTTAGTTCTGCTTTTAATTTTTTTTCAAATTTAAACCCTGTAGTAAAAATAATTGCAACTGTAGCAATAGCATGGATATTTAGACCTAAAGTTCCAGATTTACCTGACTTTGGAGTAAATGAAGCAGATGATTTTGAAACAGGAGTGTTATTAAACAAACAATCTAATGATGCAAATATTCCTGTAATTTATGGAGAAAGACTTGTTGGTGGTGTCAGAGTATTTGTAGAAACTTCTGGAAAAGATAATAAATATTTATATATGGCTATTATTTTATCAGAGGGAGAAATAAATAGTATTGAGGAAATAAGAGTTGATGATAATGTAGTTACATTTGATGGCTCTTTATCAGATAATGTTCAAAGAGATGTAGCAAGTAGTGATGCTAATTATTATATAGAAACTGAACCTGCAATTCCACCAGAGCCAGAGTTTCCAGCAGTTCCAGCAGTATTTGAAAGTCTTATTAGAATAGAACCTCATTTTGGAAAAGATAATCAAAGTTCATCATCATTATTAAGAAAATTAAGTAGTTGGGGAAGTAGTCATAGACTTAGAGGACTTAGTTATCTTGCTATAAGATTTCAATGGAATCAAGACGCATTTTCAGGAATACCAAAAGTACAAGCAAGAATTAAAGGTAAAAAAGTAGTTGCTTATAATTCTAGTTTAGTTGCTCAAACTCCAGCATATTCAACTAATCCAGCTTGGTGTTTATTAGATTATTTAACAAACGAAAGATATGGAAAAGGATTATCAATTAATGAAATAAATTTACAATCATTTTATGATGCCTCACAAGTTTGCGAAACACAAGTAACACCATATTCAGGAAGTGGTAATATAAATATTTTTGATACAAATGCTGTTTTAGATACTTCTAAAAAATTATTAGAAAATGTTAGAGAACTTTTAAAAGGGTGCAGAGGTTATTTACCATACACTCAAGGAAAATATAGTTTAGTCATTGAAACTACAGGAACTGCATCTATCACTTTAACTGAAGATGATATAATTGGTGGATATACATTACAAACTCCAGCAAAAAACGAAAAATATAACAGAGTAATTGTATCTTATGTAAATCCAGATCGTAATTATCAAGTAGATGAAGTTCAGTTCCCACCATTAGATGAATCAGGATTGGCAAATGCAGATAAACACGCAACTATGAAAAATGATGATGGTGGATTTTTGTTAGAAGGTAGATTTGATTTTGGTAAAGTCATCACAAACACTTATCAAGCTAAAGAAATGGCAGAAGTTATACTTAGAAGGACAAGAGATTCTATAAGATTGTCAATTAATGTTTCTTTTAGTGCTTATGATTTAGCGATTGGAGATATTGTAAATATAACTCATAGTTCAATAGGATTTAATGCTAAACCTTTTAGAGTTTTATCAATAAAATTTAACCCAGATTTTACACTTGGTTTAGATTTAGTTGAGCATCAAAATGCACACTTTACATGGGCGACTAAAAGACAAGCACCATTAGTACCAGCTACTAATTTACCTAATCCATTTTCAGTACAAAAACCATCTATTGATTCTGTTACAGATGAACTTGTAGAATTGTTTGATGGTTCAGTTGTATCTAAACTAATTATTAATTTATCAAATACAGATTCTTTTGCTGATGAATTTGAAGTTCAATACAAAGAATCCACCACAGCTAATTTCAGATTATTGCGTAGAGGTTCAAATAAAACTATAGAAAAATATCCTGTTAAAGAGGGTGTTATATATAACATTAGAGCTAGAACAATAAATAGCTTAGGTGTAAAATCTGCATTTACATCAACTAGACACGAAGTTATAAGTGCATTTGACCCACCTGATAATGTTCAAAACTATTCAATAGATGTTGTAGGAGATAAACTTCATCATACCTTTGATGCTGTAACAAACTTAGATTTAGATTATTATGAAATAAGATTTACTTCAGATACTACAGAAACTTCTTATGCAAATACAACTGTACTCGTTCCAAGAATTGCACGACCAGCAACTTCTGTAGTCACTCCATTTGTAGGTACTGGGAAATATTTTATAAAAGCTGTAGATAAATTTGGTGTAAGATCGGCAACAGCAAGTTCAGTTGTAATTGAAGATCAAGTATTCGAGGGATTTAAAGCTGTTCAAACAATAACAGAAGAACCTACTTTTGATGGCACTAAAACAGATTGTGTAGTTGTAGATAACGCACTTGTATTAGATACTTCAAATTTATTTGACGATACTTCTGGTAATTTTGATGATGCTCTTGGATTATTTGATGCTGGTTTTGGAAGTGTAAATACTTCAGGAAGTTATGAATTTAATACAGGATTTGATTTTAGTAATAAATTTAAGTTTAAAATATTATTAAATCAATTTAATGTAGATCACTTAGATTATGTTGATAGTTTTGATGCACAAACTGGATTATTTGATGATAAACAAGGAAACTTTGATGGTGGTACAAATCAATCAGTATCTACTAATGTCCAATTACAAATAGCTTTATCAAATGATAATATAACCTTTGGTAGTTTTCAAAACTTTAAGTCAGGAGATTATGTTGCAAGAGCAGTTAAATTTAAAGCATTATTAACAACAACAGATACATCAGCAACACCAAAAATAAATAATTTATCACTTAAATTTGTTTTACCTACTGTTGTTCAAGATGGTTCTAATATTGCATCTGGTACTGATAATGCTGGAAAATCTGTTACATTTGATAATGCTTTTTATCAAGTTCCAACAATTACAATTATTGGTCAAGA